TGGCAGCCGCTGGAGTATCCGCAGACCGCTGGCGCCGTCTGGCTGGCACCGGGAGACGCACCCAAGCCCGACCCTGACCCCAAGCCAGAGCCAGACATCGAGAAGCGCCTGACTGCGCTAGAGGCCAGAGTCACGGCACTGGAGAAGGGCACGCCCAGCACTGCGCCGGCCTCGGTGCCGGTGACGCTGCAAGCATTCGGCAAGACGTATCGCGGCACGCTGGCCGCAGAGGGCTAGTCATGGAACCGCAGAAACCCTGGTATCAGTCAAAAGTCGTGTGGATCAACGTCATCACGTTTACCGCGCTCGCGCTGTCCCTGCCCGAAGTGGGCACGATTGTACCCAATGCCGCGGCCAAGTTCGTTTCGGCCCTGTCGGCGCTGCTCAACCTCTGGCTCCGCGTCAACACGACACAACCGCTGGGGAAGTGACATGACCCTGATTACCCTTGTGGAAAAGCTCGCGGCCATTCGGCTGGCAGTCGTGGGCTGGTGGCGGCGATGACCGCGACCGAACTGCGCGCCGCGCTGGAAGTGGAGCGGGACAGACTGACCGCGCTTATGGCCCGCTATGACGCCGACCTCGGCGTGACCATTCCGCCAGAGGGCGATCTGCAAGCCGCCCTGGACATGGGCGGCACGGTGCATCTGGTGGCCGGCGGCGTCTACCGCGTGCCATGCGTCCTGTCCGTGCCAGGGACACGTCTGCGCGGTCATGGAGCGGCCATCGTGGGCATCCGTGGCCCTGCGCTGGTCGTGCCTGCTGGCGCCTCTGACATCGCCGTGGAGGACGTGACAGCCACATGCGAGGACTATGACCAGGCCGCCATAAGGCTGGGCGCGAATGACGAGACGCAGGCACTTCCCGAACTCGAGCCGCACCACATTACCCTGACGCGCGTGACCGTGCCAAGCCATCGCGGCAAGCGGGGCATCGAAGTCAACGCGCGGGCCGTGGAGCTCACGGACTGCTCCGTGCTGGACACCTGGGATCCATACGGCCGCGAGTCGCAGGGCCTGTGCGTGCTGAACTCCAGCGGGTCACTGCTGGTCGTTGGCGGCACATACGAGGCCGGCTCCATCAACATTCTGGTGGGCGGCGACACCATGAAGATGGCTGGCGTGGTGACGCGGGATCTGCTGTTCGACGGCGTGACCCTGCGCAAGCCGCTATCGTGGCGGACAGATGGCGTCTCCAGGGCCGTGAAGAACCTGTTTGAGCTGAAGGCTGGTGTGGGTGCCACGCTGCGCAACTTCACCGCGTCCGGGTCATGGGCAGACGGCCAGTCTGGTTCTGCCATTGTGCTGACGCCACGGGATGGCCGACACGTCGATGACGTCCTGATCGAGAACGGTGTGATCGCAGACGCGGGATCAGGATTCCAGATCATGGGCCGCGATTACTACACGTTCACGGATGGCACGATGCACGTTCGCATCCGCAACGTGGACCTGACGACGCGCGCAGAGCACAACGGCCACGGCCTCTTCGCGATGGTCAGCGGTGAGCCTGGGCGGGTGGACATCACGGACTGCTACGGCGACCTATCCGGCCACAGTCTCGTGCTGGCCCACCAGGGCGATGTTATGGAAGCAGACGGATCGGTGCGGCCGGGTGGACCGATTGGCGAGCTGTGCCTGACTGGCTACGAGGGCACGCGCCCAGAGTGGGGCCTAATGCTGTGGGGCAACGCCAATGGCGGTCCGAACGGTGAAGGGCTGACCGCTGCCACGGTGTTGGACGTGCGCGACAACATCTTCCGCGGCGAGTCAAGCGACGTCGTGATGCGGCGCAACTTCCCGAACAATACGTATCTGCCATGAGAGACGACGAGAAGCCCACAGACGCGGCGGAGTTCTGGCAAGCCGTCCTGATCCTGACCGGCTTTACCTTGCTGATCGGGATCGTGGCGGTGGCCTTGATCTACGCGACCCTATGAGGGCATGTCTCTGCGGTGGCCGGATCGCGCCAAGCAATCTCCGCATCCGGATCTACTGGTGCGCGCGCTGCATCTATCGTCGTTCGGGCAAGCCAAGCCGGCAGAGGTACAGGCTGACGGAGAAATGCCGCGCATCCAAGCGGCGGTATCACCTGAGCCCTAAGGGCCGCGCGAAGGTGGCGCGGAGCAATGCCAAGGCGGTCAGGATCGGGCAACGCAAGGTGTACTTCCCAACGCCAGAAGCGGCGCGTGCCGCGCAGGAGATCGTGAACCAACGGCTGGCGGATTTCAAACAGAGGCAGCATGAGTCTCAGTCGCGATAGTCGACAAGAACGCAAGCTCAAGATTGTGCTTCGTCACCAGTTCCGGCTGCGTCAGGCCCTCGAGCGGGCAGATTGGGAAGAAGACGTGCTCATCAAGGAGATCGAGGCCTTCAAGAGTGGCGGGTCCGTTCTCGGATTACCGGCTGGAGCAGCCTTCGACATTCAGGTGATTGAGCATGTTGATCCGAATAGTCCAGCGACCTCCACAGACTCAGACGACCACACTCGCTCGGAGAATTGAGCCGACTAGGGTAGTCGTCACGCACCGCCCGCTGCGGGTGCTGGACTTTGACATCGAGAACCGCCCGCTGACCTATCTGGGCTCAGACTTCACCACGGCAGAAGTCACCGCGATCTCGTGGGCATGGGTTGGTAGCGATGAGGTGGTTGTCTATCTCTTGGGGGAAACCGAACTGCCAGAGATCCTGACAGCGTTCAGGGCGGCTTACGACCAGGCCGACCTCGTGACCGGGCATTACATCCTGGGGCACGATCTCCCGATGATCAACGGCGCCATGATGGAGTTCCGCCTGCCCGCCCTATCAGCGAAGATGGTGCAAGACACCAAGATTCACATGATGCGATCCAAGGGGATCAGCATGTCACAGGAATCGCTCGGGGCGATGTTCCGGCTGGATCACGCCAAGGTGCAGATGAATCAGATCAAGTGGCGGGCGGCGAATCGCTTGACGCCGGAAGGCTTGGCGCTCGTGCGTGAACGGGTTACTGGCGACGTGAAGCAGCACATGGCGTTGCGGAACGAGCTGCTGGCGCTGGATTACTTGGGGCCGGCCAGGCTGTGGCGCAGTGGGTCAGCCAAGGCTGAAGCCTATGTCCCGTAAGGTGGAACGCCCGGCGCTGCTCGTGCGTGTCTTGACGGAGCTGGGCGCCGGCAGGATTACCGAGGGCTGGCTGGCGGATAAGGACTGCTTCATCCACGGCGAGACTGACGGCAAGGTGATCCGCATCAATCCGGCCATTGGCGTGGTCGACACGGTGATCCACGAGTGTCTACACCGGCTCGAGCCTGAGTGGTCCGAGACGTATGTCCGGCGGACCACGAGCTGGATCATGCGGCGCATGTCTGACGAGCAAATCATTCAGGTGTACACTGAGTACACCCGCATCGCCAAGAAGCACAAGAGCCGAAGGAGAGACTAATGCAGGGTGATCCGACATTGATCATGGCTGACCAGGCCATGCGCCTCATGCTGCTGTGGGCGTTTCAGGCCATCGTGCAGGGCACGATTGTCGCGGGGCTGGCTGTGGCGGCCTATCGGCTGGCGCGGAAGAAGTAAGCGGAGATTCGGGCGGCTATTCACCGCAACAGGAGCAGTGTTTGAGAAATCCTGCGTTCCAGAAGTTGATAGACGAGATCGTGGCGCTCCACGCATCCAAAAATCACGACTACGCCCAGGATACCGATCCGCTGAGTAACCTGCGGCGCGCGGAAGCGTTGGGGGTGCCGGCATGGAAAGGCGTGCTCGTGAGGCTGACAGATAAGTGGAGTCGCCTAGAGCAGTTGGCGGGGGGCAAAGATCCCAAGCATGAGTCGATGCGGGACACGCTCATCGACAATGCCGTGTACTCCCTGTTGGCGATTATTTTGTTGGACGAAAAAGAACAGAAATGACGCGCGAGATTGAGTTGGCATGGTGCGCGGGGATCATAGACGGCGAGGGATGCATCGCCGTCAACAGGCGGAACGTCGGCACGGGCGGCAAGAACCGGACGCTATCGCACGCACCGTGCTTGCAAATTAACATGGTTCATCTAGACACACTGCGCCGGGTGCGGTCACTGCTCGGCGTAGGGAGCATTCATAGGCATTCAAGCTGTGCCGCCACCAAGCGTCAAGCGTGGTCGTTCAGCGTAACCGGACGGAAGGCCGTTACGGCACTGCAACTGGTCCGGCCCTACCTGTTCGGCAAAGCCGACGAGGCAGACGCGGTGCTGGGCTTCTACGATCTTGGTCGGGCGTGGGGCGGCAGATACAGCCGAAGCGTCCCGCCCGAACTGATCGCGGCGCGCGAAGAATTATGCGAGCGCGTACGGGCAATGAAGCGAAAGGAATGGCCCGCGTGAGCTGGGTGATCTGGGCGGCGCTGCTGGTGCTGCAGAACGCCAGCCATACGTGGACCTCGCGCGCCCGCAATAGCGACAAGATTCGAGAGAACGCCGTCGCGTCCATCGCGTCTAACGGTGTCTGGATCGTGAGCCTGACACTGGCGATCAACAAGACCGCAGAGGGCACCAGCATCTGGATCGTGGGGCCGTTCTATGTGGTGTTCACCGTGCTCGGCTCTGTCTGGATGCACTGGCTGCTCCTGCGACGGGAGCACCGCAGCGTAGCAGGCCGGTATGTGAGGTAGTTGATGCGCATTGTCCATGAGCCGATCATCCTCAAGGGTAATGACTACTTCATGTACCCGGAAGTGCTCCGAGACGTGATCGTGGACCTGTACGAGCCAGCAGACGTCGGCATAGAAATCACGTTCCCCGAATGCCCTTCGGTCATCTGGCCGTCTGTGCTGCTGGACAACGTGACGGTTCGCGGCCCCATCAAAACAGGCATCAGGTTCAAGAACTGCTGGAATGCCACGCTGCGCGATTGCTTTGTCACTGGCGTCATGCACGAGCAGACCGACGCGCAGCTCGAGAATGCGACCATGCAAGTCGGGATCGACCTGTGCGGCAGCATGGATGTCCATATCACCAACCCGCGCATCACCTGCACACAGACCGCGATTCAGGTCGCGGACTACGACATGCAGGGCCACGGGGAAGGGCTGCACGTCACCGGGGGCTTCCTGATGCACAACCACGTCGGGGTCAGGCTGAAGGGCTTTGGCTCTGGCGGCTGGCCCACGCCGAATGCCTGGATACGTGATGTCCACATCCCCGCCACGCGGGCGGGTGTCTTTGCCACGAAATGGACCGGCATCCACGTCACCGATTGCGACTTCTACGTCGTGCAACCCGACGCCCAGGCGTGGGGGGTCTACCTCGCAGAAGGCTGCACCGAAGCCGTCCTGTCCAACAACCGCATCTGGCGCACGCAGCCCCACGCCTTCCTCGGCGGGTATGTGCTCGACGGGTGCCAGGACGTGCTGCTGTCAGGACAGGTCGGGGCGACAGCGAACCTGGGCCTGTGGGCGCTGAACAACTGCTCGCGCATCACGAACCAGCTCGTGGTGGCGCCGGGCGTACCGATGTTCGACCACAGTCAGCCGTGAGCCCTGTTCATTAATAATGAACAGGCTTACCCGGTCCTCGTCGAGTCCTGATGCACAGCGCGGCGGTCACTGGCGCGGCGGTCCTCGCGGCGGCGCTCGTATAGTTCAATGGCGAGCTGCGGCCGGAACAGGTCGGACACGGACACGTTGAAGAATGCGGCAATTTTCCCGATGTCGTGGATGGTCACGCCACGGCCGTGTCGGAGGATTTTCGACAGCCACGGCGATTGGTGGCCGCAGTAGTGCGCGAGTGCTTGATCCTGAAGGCGACGAGCATCAAGCAACGCGCGAATGTTCTGCACGAGGGTCGCGTCGGGATTCATCATGCACCCATCCTGCCACACTTTCTTACCCGCCGCGATAATTTTTCTGTCTCAGGTCAACAAACCGCTTGACAGTCATTGTCCGCAGCGGTAATCTCGTCTCGTGATGAACAAGGGGCAAGCACAACTGGCCGCGTGGGTGGTTCGGAGCGGCCTGAAACAGTATCAAGTCGCGGAGCTGCTACAGATTACGCGGGCGGACATCTGTAATCTGCTGAAGGGGAACCAACTACCCGGACTCCGGCTGAGTGTCCGGATTCAGGACGCGACCGGCATCCCGCCGCAGTCCTGGCTGGCAACTGCTACGGTTCAGCCCCAGAAAGGCCGGAAAGCGTCATGACCACCACGGAGTTTCAGATGGCGATGCGGCAGGAGAACGAGGACGCGGACCACGCGCTGCAGATGCTGGCGACCGTGCTGGTGCTGCTGGCAGGGGCGGCGGTGGCGCTGGTCGGCTATGGCGCCTGGTGGCTACTGTGACCTTGGCGCTGGCCATAGCGGGCGCGTTGTTAGCTCCGGCATATATCGCGGTGCGGTTTGGCATGGACTGCCGGAGTGGCGGTCCCTGGCGTGGTCCTCGGGCGATCGACTATGTGGTGCTCGTCGGCTATGGCGCGTGGAGGCTGTTCTAATGAATCTGGATCATGTCTGGGCCAATCCGGCGGAAACCGTGGCGAAGTTTGACGCCATTCTGAGTCGCGGGCTGGGTACTGGTGTCGGCAAGCGCGATGGGCAGATGTGCATCGAGGCGGCCATCTGTGCGGTGTTGGATCTGCCGCATGGCGACGATCCGGTCTGTGTCACGCCAGCGGTGCGGAACTACAAGATTCGCCTGAACGACAGCCATCGCTGGGTGTCTGCGGCGAGTCGCGCCGATGGACTGCGGGCGCTTGGGCTGGCGCAGATTGGCTCGGCTGGCGTGGTGGACGGGAACGAGTTCGCGCGCATCCTGGCTGAGAAAACGATCCGCGTGCTGATTCCTGATCTGTTCCGGCGGTTCACGGACACGCCGGAGATGTTGGCCGCGGCTGAGCGATGCGAGCGCGAAGGCACGCGAGAAGCAGTAAGCGAAGCGCGACGCGTCGCCTCCGCCGCCGCCTCCGCCGCCGCCGACGCCTACGCCGCCGCCTCCGCCGCCTCCTCCGCCGCCGCCTCCGCCGCCGCCGACGCCTACGCCGCCGCCTCCGCCGCCTCCTACGCCGCCGCCTCCGCCTCCGCCGCCGCCTCCGCGGCATCGGCGCCTGAATACTACCTGCGCCTGAGTGCGGGCCTCGCGCTGGACGTGTTGCGCGAGCTGGGCAGTCCTGGCGTGAAGTTGCTGGAGGTGCAGTCGTGAACACGCTGCCGCTGGCGCTGTGCTGCCTCAGCCTGATCGGGCTGGCCTACTGGATGATGGCGCTGAACCAGAAGATCGAGCGCGACCGGCGGCGCCAGGCGCTGCTCACCCAACTGCACAAGTTCGGCAAGGTCAACAGGTTTTGACTGTCGCCCTGCTGCTGGCGCTCGCGTGCCTCGTCTATGGCGCGCTCGTGATTGCGCCCTGTTTGGATTGGTAGACATGGACGAGACGATTCGCAATGAGGCTGGCTCGGTTGAGCGCGTAGGTGTACTGGCGAAGTCTGGACCGTGGTTTGTGCATCGTAGCGCCTTCCGCGAACCTGGCTACAGCGTCACCCATCGCCCCACTGGTTTGCGTGCGTGTTCTGGAATGTCGTCAAAAACGCGAGCCATTGCGGCGATGCGCGCGATGCGGAAGATACCAGGCGACTGGAATTTTACCGATCCTAGCGCGTTGTCGAAGCGGCAGAAGATGGCCGGGAGGCGCGTGCGTGCTGAGTTTAAAGATACGTAGAATCTTGGCGCGGGATCGGTAGGTGTGCCGGGCCACGGTTAGGGGTAACTGGGGCATACCGCCCACGACTGGCAGCGACTGGGGATTGGTTCTGCCGTGATCGTTGGCCCGGCGTCGTTAGGAGGACTGTGATGCACAACCGAGAACTGCAGGCAGACTTCGACCGGCTCTTAGAAGAATCGCAGCGGCGCGTGAAGCAGAAGTTGTCCAGCGCATGGGGGCCGAACGATTGGGCCATCCAGACCAGAGGCAGCCAGGATCGCTGGCATGGGCGGTCGGTGATTCGGATGGAGCGGGCGCCAGACGAGATTCTGGCCCGGCCCTCCACGCCGAAAACAGTATTCATCACGGGGAGTTAGACATGGACCTTCAGCAGATACTCGCCCTCGACGTCGTGCGCGCCATCGAGGAAGTCACGTTGCGCAAGCGCGCAGACATGCAGCAGTTCCTGTACCTGGTCGACACCTACGGTCTGACCGAGATTGCCAAGTGGCTGCACAACACCGAGCGCAACCTGTCCATGCCATCGCCTGGGCTGATTTCGGACGTGCGGCGATGACCTTCCGCAGCGATGTCTCCATGCCAGAGCGGGCGCTGGATCCTCCTGCGATGCCGAGTGTGCATCGCGAGCAGGACCGGCTGGCCGCGGCCACGGACAGGCTCTCGGCGGCGTTGATCGAGGCGGTGTCTGACCTCGGGTGGTTGGCGGTGGACGAGATCGTTCAGCACATGAAGGCTGAGGACTAGGGGGGTGACTCGGCAAGCCGTCTGGCTACAGCAGCGGCGGGCGCGTGGGGTCTGTGGGAAGTGTCCGAACGAGATTGCCCGTGGATGGCTGTGCCATGACTGTTACGACTCGTTCAATGCGTATCAGCGAGAGCGCTATAGGAGACGGAAAGATGGAGTCACGATCACTCGTCAAGAAACTCGCGGCGGTGATGGCGGCGGTCGAGCGCATCCCGAAGCGCGGTCGGAATGATTTCCACAAGTACGACTACGCCACGGAGGCCGACATCGCGGCGACGGTGCGGAAGGAACTCGCGGATCGGCATGTGATGCTGATTCCGTCGATCACTGGCGAGGCGCGTCACCCGGTGGGCGAGAAGGGCTCGGTGCTCACGGTGCTCGACATGATGATGACGTTCCACGACGGGGAGAGCGGCGAGGCGCTGAGCTACCCGTGGCGCGGCTACGGCACCGACAAGGAAGACAAGGGCGGCTACAAGGCGATGACGGGCGGGGAGAAGTACTTCCTGCTGAAGACGTTCCTGATGCCGACAGGAGATGACCCCGAGCAAGAGGAAAGGCGTCAGCCGGCGCGTCCAACGGAGGCGCGTCGGCTGCCACAGGAACCTCGGGCGCCCATCGTGAACGCTCCGCCCGCTGCGAAGGCCGGCGGCGGGGGCGTGATCTCAGACGCACAGCGCAAGCGGTTCTACGCCATCTGCAAAGCGGCCAACCTGCCCAACGAAGAAGTAACCGCGATCCTCAAGGCGAAACTCGGGATCGACAACAGCGCGCAAATCCCCTGGGTGAAGTACGACGCAATCTGCGCGCTCGTCAAAGATGGGATCGAGATGGAGGCCACGAATGGAACTCATTAGCGATACCGACGATCTTGACGTGGTAGTGGCCGCGCCAGTGAGCAAGGATGAACTCGCTGTCCAGGCTAACACCTGGGCGGCGAGGGCTGCCGCGCTCGTCATCACCAGCCGCGAAACCTGCATCGACGCCAGCCAGTTGCTGAAGTCCATCAAGCACCTACGGGCAGGCGTGGCGAAGTTCTGGACACCGCACATTGAGGCCGCACAAGAGACCAAGCGCAAGGCTGACGCGGCGCGGAAGTCTCTCGTGGATGAGCGGGACAAGATGGACGCACCGCTCGTGCAGGCTGAAACCGTGCTGAAGCGGGCGCTGCTGTCCTGGGAAGCCGAGCAGGAACAGCGCCGGCAGGAGGAAGAACGCGCACTGCAGGCTGAGGCACAGGCCAGAGCCGAAGCGGCGACACTCGCAGCCGCGGCAGCCCTCGAGCTAGAAGGCACGGCCAGCGGGGATACGCACATGCTGGCTGAAGCGGCAGACATTCTGGCGCAGCCCATCGAGGCGCCTGTGGTGTCGGTGGCGTCGTATCAGCCCAAGGTGGCAGGCGTGTCTTACAGGGACGCTTGGAAAGTACACCCGACCATCAACATCAGAGAACTGGCGGCAGCGGTCGCGGCGGGAACGGTCGCGCCCAACCTGCTGACGCCGAACCTGGTCGCGCTCGGGCAGATGGCACGGGCGACAGAAGGCACGGCACAGGTGCCAGGCGTGCGCTTCTTCAATGATCGCACTATCGCGGCTCGGGCCTAAATGCGCGAACTACTGGACCGTCTGCGGGCATTGCAAGTCGAGGCCAACAACGCCGACCTCGCGCCACACCGCATGGCGGACATGCTGGTGCAGCTCACGGGCATCTATGGCTACGTGATCGAAGAATCGCGCGAGGCGGCGTTTGCGTTCAATGCGGTCAAGGCGACGTTTCTGGATGCAGAGGAAGCGGCCAACCGTTCCAAGATTCGGGCCGAGAACACGGACGCCTATCGCCGGCTGCGGTTGGCAACGGATACCGAGAAGGTGTGCCTGGAGTTCATTCGGTCGATCAAGATGGCGCTCCGTGCCAAGCACGAGGACATGAGGTTGACGCGATGACGGACTACGAAGTCGTGGACGCGATGAGGATCTATGGCGGGAGTTTCGTGCAGGCTCTTGCGCTCGCGTTCGCTCGTGCTGACAGCGAGAACAACAGACGGCTCAAGGCGGCGTTTCCCGAGCTGTGGGCCGAGTATATGGAGATGGCCGAACTGCGCGCGGCGAAGGCTGGCAAGTAGGTGCCCGCTGAGCATGGCGGCGTAGTCGTGCCTAAACCAGAACCGCGCAAGCGGGCCAAGGCCAGATCGGCGCGGCAGGAGCGGTCGATCGTCACGGTTGTGCGGGCGCATTGCGTGGCGAGAGATGGCGACTGCCGCATCGGCTCGGCCACAACCTATCTAGGCGCGTGTGACGGTGAATCCGAATGGTGCCACCTCGGGGACATGCGGCGGTTCCGCACGCGCGGCATGGAGCCTGGAGCAAGGCATACCACGCAGGGCACCTGCTGTCTCTGTACCAAGCATCACAGGATGCTGGACGCCAACGAGATCCGCGTGGAGTTCGTGACGCCACATGGGGCCGATGGCACGCTGCGGTTCGTGCGCGCTGGCGGCAGCTTCCTGTCAGTGCCGAGGACCACATGACGCAACTGTCCCTGCTCAACCTGCCGCCAACAGATACCCACGTTCTGCATCCAGCCGAGATCAAGCGGCTGGGCAATCAGAACGCGCGCATCCTGGCGCTGCTCCAGCAGGGACCAGCCACGCGCGAAGCGATTGCGGCGATAGGACGCAACCCAACTGCGCGCATCTCTGACTTGCGCCACGCGGGCTATGAAGTGCAAGTGGTGGAGCGGGACTACGCCAGCGGGCGGACGGTGTATCGGCTAGGTTGAGTCGACCTGACGCGAGGGGGCGAAAGTATTTGCCATACCTCGCTATGAAACCTGTTGAATTGTTTGGGCGAAAGTGTGTAGAATGGGAGCAATCAGTGGTTTCCGCCACTGACCCCATTAACCCTTTCGTTAGAGGCGAAAAGGCGTCAGGTTGCTCCCTAGCTAACCTACACCAAATCGCCCTCTCATTGCTAGAGAGGCGGCGGCATGTCCCCCTGGGTTCGTATTGACGAGAATGCGATGGATCACCCGAAGTTCCTGGCTCTCACTGACGGCGCGTGGCGTCTCTGGTGTGAAGGCCTGAGCTACTGTCAGAAGCACCTTACCGACGGAACGATCCCTTTCGTTGCCCTGAAAGGGTTCCGCTACTACTCACCTTCGCGGCTGAAGGGCCTACTTGCAGAGAGCGTGCCGGGGAAAGGCCCGTGCTGGTATCTCAACGCTGGCGGCATCTACGCCGTCCACGACTACCTCGATTGGAACGACAGCCGGGAAGAAGTTCTGGCTGCGAGGGACCGTGCTCGAGGCCGACGACGGAAGTACGACGAGCGCGCGGAACGCGTTCCGAACGCCGTTCCGAACGCCGACGAAACACCGTCCAGAACGGAGTCGGAGACGCGTAGCGTCTCTAGTGGTGTGGTGTGTAGGGATGTTTTTGAAGCTAATACGGGAAAGCGTTCTTCGCACGCGCGAACTGGTTCGGGCGTCATGGGCGGAAGTCTGCCTAGGGACCATCTGCGGCATTCGTGGTGCTCGGATCGCGTCTGTGTGCCTGATTTCATTCACGGGCAGCTTCTAGGCCAGCGCGGCGGGGATCGCCAGGACGCGGACGAGTGGCTAAAGCGGACGTGGTACCCGTCTGTGATTGCGCGCCATCCAGGCACGATTGGACTACCCGCCGAGAAGTTCTGGCCGCGCGAGTTTGCGATCGAGTTCCCGCCGGCTGACGAGGCCGTGAGCAAGCGCACGCTGGCGCTCATGCGTGGCGATGCGGCGTTTCTGAATTGGGCCGAGTCGTGATCGCGGGCGACAAGCTCCGCTTCGCGCAGTGCTTCAACCGGCTGGCCGTGTCGTTGCGCTTACCAGCAGCGGACGGCGATGCGGCGATGAAGCAGATTTACTTTGACGCGCTCGTGGACTATCCGGTCGAGGCGGTCGAGGATGCCGCGCGGCTGTTCACGCGGGACGCGCAGTGGTTCCCCAAGACGAGCGAATGGGTCGCCGGTGCCGAGCAAGCGCGGAGCACGCGGGTGCTCACGAAATGCTTACCGAGCCCACGCGAGGAACCGTGGAAGTCGGAGTGTGCGACGTGCGACGACACTGGCTGGGACACGCTGACGTGTGAGGGCGACGACGTGTGCGGGCGCACGAAGCCGCACTACAAACACAGCTACGCCGTGCCGTGCGGCTGTCGCGGGATGAACCGCACCTATCTGCGGAAGATTGAGGAACAGCGCGTGACGGTGCGGCAGAAGGCGCAAGCGTCGAGGCAGTCATGAGCGGGACACGCGATGAGCGCGACCGGCAACGCGCGGAGCGAGGTGAGGCATGAAGTTTAGCCAGCGTGAAGCACGGAGATTGTGGAAGCGGGTCGCTGAGCTTGAGAAGGCCGAACAGGCGCGGCTGAGACGGTGGGCAACAGACTGGCCCGGTGGGACGGAAATCGCCAGGTGCGAGTTTTCTAATTCCGATGCGGCAGTGGCAATTCGGACGGCGCGCAGGCTCAAGCACGCGGTGGTGGCGCTGGCTGATGACGATGACACGTTACGTTTTGTCGCGCTGAGCCTACCGTCATGAGCCCAGAGACCACCCAGACCGGCCGGCGCTTCGCGTGGGAGCTGAACGAGATTGACAAGATGCCATCCGGTCAGGCGAAAGACCAGGCACGCGAGGACTGGCGCAAGCGCATGAAGAAGTTCTACGAGCCCGCGCGGCGCAAGCCGGGGGACTTCCAGAAGCTGAAGGATGAGGACGCATGAGCGATTACGAGACGCACGAGATCAAGCCCAAGCGTCTATACGTGACCCTCCAAGGGACGACTGGCGATTGTGAGCTGTGTATCGAAACCGGAGATGGGCTGGACGAGTATGTCTGGCTAGATCGAAAGCAGGTGGCGATGCTCATTGCTGTGTTGTCCGGTACGGGGCTGAACCCATGAGGCCAGAACTCCCCATGTGCGAGCGCGCCGGCTGCCCCAATCGCGTGAAGCACTGGCGCTGCACGTTCTGTTCGCGCTCGTGTGTCATGGCTGTCAAGCGTGCGCAGGAGACACCCGAGCAGCGCCGCGCGTTGAGCCGCAAGGCCAGACAGGCCCAAGCGCCAAGCCTCGAGTCGCGCATGGTGGCTCGCGCGATTGTGCTAGGGGAGACAGAAGAACAGCGAGTGCGGCTGGCGTGGCACATGGGCCGCGCGGCGAAACGCTCAGCGGATTACCGGGCGCGCGCCCAGAAGCGGGCGGCGGCAGCGTGAACAGGAAGACGCACGATCCGGCATGGCTGGAGGCGCACGGTTACGACGGGCTATGGAACCCAGAGGGGCCATGCGGTTGTGGGCTTGATGACTTCAAGCCCTGTAGCGAGGGGCCGTATCGGCAATGTGTGCCGGCGACTGTCGGAGCAGATGACGGGATGTTCTATCCCGTGGCGCGATGGATGTTTCTCAGCCGCGATGAGTAACCGCGCCCATAGGGCCAGACGCGACACGTCAGAGCCTCAGGTTATCGCTGCCCTCGAGGCGTGCGGCTGGCGGGTGAAAAAGCTGGCGCAGAAGGGCGTGCCCGATCTCCTCATTTGGCAACCGACGACAGAGATGGGGAAGCGCCGCATGGAGCTAGTGGAGTGCAAGACGGGGAAGGCGGCGTTGCGCGAGACGCAGCAGTGGCACAAGGAAGGGCTGGACGTGCGGCTATTCCGGTGTGCCGAACAGGTTTTCGAGTGGCACATGGGCGAGAAAGTCAAGATTGCGAAAGGTGGCTGACGTGGATCGGGCGGCGCTCGTGGCGCGTTTGGAGGCGTTATCTCCACGGCTACTGAAAGAACAACAACGACTGTTAGGCGAGATAGACCGGCTCATGCGGGCGCAGCATCTACAACAGGCAGGTTCGCCACGAAGTTACGAACTGGAGGACATTCGTCGAGAGTTGCGCGCGGTCCTCTCCCTACTCACCGCCGAGCCCACGACAGATCGTGTGTCGGCGCGGGCGTTGGTGCAGACGTGGCAGCAGGAGGATGTTACCGCCGAGCCCGAGCGGCCCACGACGTGCGAATGGAAACAGGCGCTCTATCCTGACCTCGATAGCGTCTGGGAAACGACGTGCGGCCATTCGTTCCAATTCAACGACGGCGGGCCAAGCCAGAACCATGCGGCATTTTGCTGCTATTGCGGCGCCGCACTGGCTGAGATTTTGGCCGAGCCTGAGCGCCGAGCACCGGAGGGGCGGTGAGATGACCTTGTGGACACGATTGCTCCGATGGATACGTCAGCGCCCCGCTTACGATTTCTGTGCTCCGCACTCGGGACGGTGTTGTGGAAATTGTGTGTTCTTTCTCGACTACCGCGACACCGAAAGCGACTGGGCGAATGGCTACTGCGGGCATCCCGATCATTTTGACCCGAAGAAGTCTCATCATTTTGCGTATGGCGGCCACTGGACGAACGATGCGGCATTGTGCGGCTGGTGGAGCGGTCAGGAGTCCCCCACCCATGAGTAACTGGTCGAAAATGTTCACCATGACGAATGCGGCTGAAAGCGTTGGTCCGGAGCCTGCACCCCCAGCGGACAGGCCAGGAAGACCGATGGCCACACGGGACGGAGCGCCCATGAACTGGTATCCATGCGCCTGCGGAGCCGAGCACGATACGCCGACGTGTCCTTTTGGGGTCCCAGCCGCACCCGGAGCGCCGCTAGACCCCGAGGGATTCCCAACGATCCAGGACAGCCCACAGGCGATTGCCGCTGCGGCCCTGGCGTCCACCCTGACGTGGGAGTCAGAGCAGTGATCCCACGCACGCCATGCCAGCACTTGCGCTCGCGCGTCTATGCCTCGAGGAAGCATGGACACATGCGTTGGCGGCGGGTCAAGTGCCTCGATTGCGACACGCGCTGGACGCATAAAGAACCAAACAATCTACCACGGCTAGCACACTACCGCGTCCCGCCACGCACTATCTAGTGGTTTCTCACTCATACTAGACACAGATCCCTGCGAACTGCTGTCTAGAGGTTGAGAATGCGCCTAATCCGGCTTGTGCTGGTGTGCTTGCTGCTGCTAGTCGGGATCGCCTCCGCTCAACAGCCTGTCCCGATCTCCCCAACCGACGCGATTGGCTTCGACTACCTCGACTCGCACATGACCGACTACTTCGTCAGCGGGTTTGAGGTCGCGTATGATGGCGGCCCCTATCAGGGCATCGGCATCCCGGCCTCCGTCGTGTTGCCAGACACGCTTGGTGGCGGGCGCACTTACAAGGTCCAGTCACCATTTGCGACGGGTACGCACACCGTCACGTTCCGCGCGTGCAACGCGGCGGGCTGCGGGGGTGGCTCGGCCCCTTTCGTCTACGAGCACGTCGTTAGTCCGAGCGCGAGCCCTGGCAACGTGCGAAAGGTGCCGCGGTAGGTGGGGAAGATCATCTTCCGGAACAGCCTCGATGTGGACGCGGGCGCCGATATCGGCCCGACTAATTTCTCTCTACGCTTGACCTACCCGCTCGGAGTCGGGACTGTCCCTAGTGGTCGCCCCGCCAACGACCGCGCGAGGTTTGCCTATCCCGGCATCGAGTACAACATTTGCGGGGCGGCGGTCGGTGGGTCGTTTCCGTATACGTGGACGCTCTCGAATGAGCCGGCCGGGATGACGATCGACGCGGATACGGGTGAGATTAGCTGGCCGAATCCAACATCGAACGCCTCCAACATCACGATTACGGTTGAAGATGGCGCGTCAGATACTGACAGTGCCACCTGGTCGATCGTGGTGAGTACGTCTGGTTGGAAATTTGTCGACGCGACCGGCGGAAGCGATGCGGCGGCTGGCACGCTTGCGGCTCCGTGGGAAACGATCGAGAAAGTCCACACCAGCGGCGGGACGGATCGCATCTATTTCCGAGAGGGTACGTATAACCTTGACGGACTTACACCGAGCGGGTCCGTCGGCGATACACACGTCGAGTGGAACGATGGCGATGGTCGCGAGCTCATCTGGCTCGGGTATCCCGGCGAGGCGCGTCCGTTGATCGACCTGCAATCGTCTGGGACGGAAACACCCTACATCAAGAGCGATTGTCAGGTGCTCCATTTCGATCATCTGGAAATTGCCAATGCGTTTCGCTATGGCGTGCAAGACGTGCGCGGCGATCACGGGCTCGTCATTCGTCGGTGCGATTTGCATGGCCTCGTGGGGGGATCGGGGGGGCTGAACGCGGCACTGATTATGGTCTCGGCCGTGGGGGACTCGACGCCGCATGCCTGTGTAGTGGTGCAGGATTGCGAGTTTAGCGACACGCCAGCGGATTGGACACAGGGCGTCTGCACGAAGTGGTATTACACGCTGTATCTGCTCGTGGAGCGCACGACTGTTACGAACTGCGGCGAGGGGCACGCGGTCAAGGAATCCAACGCACAATACACGCTTCGACAGAATACGTTTTCAGGGATCGATGGACAGGCGATCGGCGGCGATTGGGGCGACAACGAGACGAGCCACGGGCACTACGGCGAAATCTGCTACAACAACATCAAGGACGCTGGAAGTGATGCGATTCGCATCAACCAGAACGGCGATCAGGCCGCAGGCCCGACGTATATCTACCGGAACACGGTGCAGGGCATTCCGAGAATTTTCCACGGCGCGACCGGGGATGGGCCGATTGTGATTCAGAGCAACGTCATCGTGAACGACCACGCGGCCGAGCCTCCATTCCCGCAAGGGTTCGCTACCGATAACGCCCCAGACATTACCGTCTTTGACTTCGGCACGGGCGTGACGGCGAACCTGTTGGCGACGACTGCGGCCGGCGCCGTGGATGCGGATGGCGTGCTCGTCGGTGCGTATCGCACGTCCTATCTCGGGACGCACGGGCACGAGATCGCTTAATGAAGGTGGTCCAGTGATTACAGCGCAAGTATCCGCAGAGGCCGGGGCCGCCGGATCGTTCGTGGTGTCGTTGACGGATGTTCCGGATGGTGCGTTCCTGGCGTGGGGGCTCCGGTCTCCGGACAACGAGACCTTTACCGTCACTGGCGTCAGCGATAACATCAACGGGGCATGGAGCCTGTCCGGTACGCTGTCTGGTCCCGTGGACGACGCGGGCGGTACAAGTCGATTTTATGCAGGCTGCTTTCAGGACAGTGCCCCATCGGCGAGCTTGACAATCACGATCGCGTTCGATGCGACTCCAGCGTCCGGGCATATTATTGCCGCATGGTTCTCGTCTGATGTGGGGGACTTGACATTACAGGAAACGACGACGCCGTTGTATGACGGTGGATCAGACGCGACACCGCCCAGCCCCACATCAACTCCGAGCGGTTCAAACGGTGTGTACGTCGGCATCGTGATCGGGGGCGGGACTCGCACCGTCACGGCCGTTGGGACAGACGAGGTGTGCCCGTCATCGGCCAGCAGCCAACGCTGCCACGTCATTTACGAGCCGTTTACGAGCGGCGGCAGTAAGAGCCTCGAACCCACGCTCTCGTCCGCATCATCGAGAACGTCGTTTCACGCCTTTATGGTGTTGGAGGCGTCCGCCGGTACAACAATGGCGCCAGACCGTGGAGCGCTGACGCTGACCGGCACTGCCCTGCGCCTTGGCTTAACGATCAATATGCCAGACGAGCTATGAGCACAGCGACCGAAACGGAGAAATACAACGACGTATGGCAGGCGCTGCCCACCTACGGGGCGTATTCGCCTGGCGAGCTGCTGTTTCCGCTGTTCCTGCAGATGGTTGGAGATGCGCGTGGGACCGTGCTGGATGCGGGTACAGGGTCAGGTAAGGGGGCGCTGGCGCTCGCGGCGGCAGGATTCGACGTGACGTGCTGCGACGTGACTTCGGCTGGTCTGGTGCCAGAGGCGACCGCGCTTCCGTTTCATGTGACCTCGCTGTGGCATGACCTGTGGCCGATTGCGAAAGGCGTGGGCCATCCTGGGCGGACGCAGTTTGACTATGTGTACTGCACGGACGTGCTCGAGCACATTCCGCCGCAGTTCACGATGCTGGCGATCGACCAGATGTTGCGCGTGGCGAAGAAGGGGCTGTTCCTGGGCGTGTCGTTGCGCGCGGATGACTTCGGGGCCTGGGTGGGGCAGCCGTTGCACCAGACAGTGCAGTCGTTTACGTGGTGGCGAGACAGCCTGAAGGAGTTAGGCGAGGTGGTCGAGGCGCGCGATCTGTTCTCGGAAGCGGTCTTTCTGGTGGGTCGATGACCGAGACGCTGACCGAGGACAAGCTGAAGGTGCTCGAGGGCATCGAGCTGCGCGGGCATGTGAACACGCCACAGGACAAGGTGGTCGCGAACATCCAGCACAGCATCCGCCTGGGGTATCCGCAACTGAAGCCACAGGCGCCGCAGATGGATCGCGTGTGTCTGGTGGGCGGCGGGCCATCGCTCGAGAGTACCTTCGAGGAACTGCGCGATCTGTACTTCGACGGCGCCAAGGTGGTCACGGTCAACGGGGCCTATAAGTGGTGCCTGGACCGCAACATCAGGCCATCTGGGCAGATCGTCATGGATGCGCGGCCAGGCAATGCGCGGTTTGTCAATCCGCCCGTGCCACGCTGCCGCTACTTTCTCGCGTCTCAATGTGACCCTCTGACGTGGGCCGAGGTGGAAGGGCGTGACGACGTGTGGATCTTCCATGCGGCGGCCGGCGACAACGACGCCATCAAGCCCGTGCTGGATGAGTTCTATCAGGGCCGATGGGCGCCGACACCTGGCGGTACCACGGTCATTCTGCGCGCGATTTCGCTGCTGCGCATGACAGGGTTCTTGCGGTTCGATTTGTTCGGCGTAGATAGCTGCTTCATGGGCGACAAGCACCATGCCTATGTGCAACCCGAGAACGATGCCGACAAGGTGTATCCGTTCACGGTGCATCCCACGGGGCATCCTGAGCTGGGGCGGAAGTTTTACTGCACGCCCTGGCATATATCGCAGTTGGAGTGCTTTCTGCAAAACGTGCGGATCAATGGGGATCATTACCTCTTGAACGTGCATGGTGATGGGCTTCTGGCGTACGCGCTGAGTGCGTCGGCAGAAGTGGAATGGTCGGTCAACGATGCTGCTGAACGCAGCGAAACGGAGTGAATCATGGCTGCTGGCGCATGGACAGTGTACAACCTGGCGAAGAAGAAGATCGGCAACTCGACCCTGAATCTGGCGTCGACGGCGTTCCGCGTGTCGCTGTTCACCAGCGCCTCGAGCGGCGCGGGCAACTCGGCGCGTGGCGTCATCAGCTCGCTGGATGACGAGATCGCGGACGGCAACGGCTACAGCACCAGTGGCAAGGCGCTGACCAGCGAAGTCTGGACGGTTGGCGCGTCCAACAGCCAGTACAAGTTCGATGCCTCCGACGTCGTGTGGACGGCTACGGGCGGGTCCATCGCGGGCATCAAGTACGCGGTCATCTGGCTCTCGGGCACGTCGGCCGGCAACCGTCACCTGCTGTGCTACTCGCAGCTCACGTCAAGCGCGTTCACGCTCTCGAGCGGCAACACTCTCACCCTGCAAATGAACGCAAGCGGAATCCTCACTTTGGCCTGACGCTGGCCTAGTGCGTTACCAAGGTACAAGGTAAAGCATGATCGCATCCTTCATTGTGCGATTGCTTGACGCTGACGGCGGGCTGTTAGCGTGGGCCGAGGTGATGGGGAAAAGTCGCCCACAGGGGCGGCCTCGGTCCACGCCGTTTCTCGCGCAAGGTCCAACGCAGTTTGTCATCGAGCGCGATGGCATGGCGTCAGGGCTGAGCGTGCATTGGGCGGATCTCGACGTGGCGCGGTATAGCGCGTTGATGACGCCCTGTCGGGTACAGGTGGGTCAGGTCATGCGGTTCGATTGGATCGAGCCAGTGTGGATGATCAAGGGAGCGGAGTCTGACGTGCCGCTGCCACAAGTGACTGTGCGCAAGCCTGTAGCGATTGGTGTTCCGGTTGGGGGATTAGGCGTGCTCGCGCCTACCTAATGGCTCATACCTTCGGTTCTACCGTTCTGTCGCGGACGTCCTCGACGTCTACGACGATCACCCGTTCGGCTACTACGGCCGCGGGTGATACGTGCTTGGTTGTCTTCATCGAAACCAAGGGCAGCACGGATCGGGCTGGAGGCACGCCCACCTTCAACGGCGTCAACGGTGTCCAGGCCAACAGCACGCAAAAGGCCGCCGCATCTCCAGAGGCTGGGTGCGAGGTTTGGTATTGGGACCGTCCGATTATGTTTATCGGGACGGCCAACGTGGTCATCCCGAACAGCGGCGCGCTCACCATCTACTCGTCTGCGCATACGGGGCGCGCAGGCACTGAGCGGCTGTCACAGTTCGATGCAGCGAACGGCGGGAACAATACCGCAGCGAATCCCGCGACCGGGGCGATTGTTTCCACGGTCAATGGGGCGATTTACTTTGCGCTGACGGCTGGCGGGTGGCAGTCGTTCGGTCCATCAGCCCGTACGGGTACGTCCCTGTTTGAAACTGACGACGGCGCCAACGGTGGCGGCGGGCAGTATCTGCTCCAGACGTCTGCTGGCTCTCAGGATATGACGTGGACCCAATCATCTGAGGATTGGGGCGCGGTGGGTGTCGCGTTTAAGGAAGTACCAGCACCAGCACCAGCACAGGGCGTGCTGACCCTGGCAGGGTATGCGCCGTCGTTAGCACTGGCGTTTGGCATTGCTGCGGGCGCGCTGGGCTTCACGGGGCACCAGCCTGTCGCAGCGGTCGCTACGCCTACGGTCATCGAGATTCCAGCCGGCAGTCTGGTCTTCAAGGGACCATCGCGCAACCCTGTCGTGATTCCGATCGCGGCTGGCTCGCTCGTGTTCAAGGGGCCGGCGCAGTATCAGGCTGCCAATACGAACGCCTCGCCAGATGCCGGATCGCTGACGCTCACCGGCTATGCACCAACCCTGTCCCAAGACATCGGACGGGCACCAGATGCGGGCAGTCTGTCCCTTACCGGCCATGCACCACAGGCGGTAACAGGGTTCAACATCAGTCCCGACCAGGGCGTGCTGGCGCTGACCGGATACGCTCCGGTGCTCGCCAGCACGGTCCCGATTGCCGCGGGGTCACTGACGTTCACGGGCTACGCCTTCACGGCGCAAGTGGGCGTCATCATCCCGATTGATGCCGGCGCGCTTGTCTTCAAGGGGCCGCAACGTGACAGCTCGGTAGACTTCCCGCTGACGCCAGATGCTGGCACGCTGACGCTCACGGGCTATGCGCCCACGCTGCAGACGGGGATCAATATCCCCATTGCAGCCGGCGAGCTGGTATTCAAGGGGCCACAGCGGGCCGGAACCGTCGACACGCCTATCCCGGTCCCCGCTGGCAGCCTGAGCCTGACTGGCCTGGCGCCAACGATGTATGCGGGTCGGCTGATGCAGCCTGCCGCTGGCACGCTGACCTTCACTGGTCAGTATGTGGCGATTGCGTTTGAGGGACCGGCTGCTGGCGCTCTAACCCTGACGGGTCAGACGCCTAGTCTGGGCCTCGCGCTGCCTGTATCTGTGGGCGCGTTGGCGTTTACGGGCTACGCACCAACGGCAAACGTCTCAGGCGGCAGCAACACCAACATCAGCCCAGACCAAGGCGTTCTGACGCTCGCGGGTCATGCGCCTGTCGCCTCTATTGGCGAGGTGCGGACGCCAGACGCGGGGACACTGAGCCTCACGGGATACGCACCTGTTGGCGCGGTTGGGTTCAACCTGCCCATCGCGGCTGGCGAGCTCGCGCTGACAGGCTATGCCCCCGTGGGCTCAGTGGCGTTTGGCGTCCCGATTGCCGCTGGGACACTCACGCTTACGGGTTATGCCCCGTCAGTTGTGGGCGAAGGCGTCTTGGCTCCTGATGCGGGCTCACTGGCGTTTACGGGCTACGCGCCGTCCGTATTTGTCGAGCACCTGGTCCAGATTGCGTCTGGGACGCTCAGCCTCGATGGTTACGCGCCGAGCCTAACGGCCGCGAGCACGGCAACGCCAGCGCAGGGTGCCCTGGCGTTCACTGGCTACGCACCGACTGTCGTCTTCGCGGATGCGCTCAGTCCTGACACGGCAGTGCTGACGCTCACGGGGCACGCACCGATTGCGACTGCGACCGATCATGTCTGGATTGCGATTCCTGTAGGCGAGCTGGCGTTTACTGGCTACCCAACAGGCGATCCGGTCATCCCGTCGACGCCGATTACAGGCACCTACACGCTCAGCACTGCGCTGATGGGCACCTATACCACGTCGACGGCGCTGCTGGGCACCGTGGAGAGCTAAATGGCTGAGATCGTCCCGATTCCTGCAAACACGCTCTTTCGAGGCACCGATCACGAGTTTCCGGTGACGGTGCTCAACGCGGCGCAAACCGCGGCCATTGACATCACCACGTTTGCGCTGTCGTTCGTCATGCGGCGCACCAAGTCGGGGCCGATTCTGCTCACGAAAACCACGCCAACAGGGATCAGCATTGGCGGTACCTACAATGCCGATCCGGACGTGAACACGCAAGTGGCGACGGTCATCATTGCAGACACCGACACGGACGATCTGGCCGTGGGAAATTACTACTACGAAGTTAAGCGCACCGATGCGGGCTTCGAGAGCGTCATCGTGCAGGGCACCGTACCGCTCGAGCGGTCACTGCATTAATCATGCGCCTCTGCTCCACGCCTCACTGCCGAATCCTCGTAGACCGGGGCCATTGTCCTGTACACACCAGGACCGTCGACCGCATGAGGGGTACTGCACAGGAACGCGGCTATGACAGTGCATGGGCCGCGTACAGCCTCAGGTTCAGGGCGGCGCATCCCCTGTGCGGTATGCGAGCAGACGGCAGCATGGACACGGCACACAGCCGGTGCGCGCAACAGGGCAGGGTCACACCAGCGGAGTGCGTGGATCACACCATCCCGTTATCGCAGGGTGGCAGCCTCTGGGACAAGGACAACCACATGAGTGCGTGTCTGTCCTGTAACACCTGGAAGGCGAACACCATAGAGCGTGAGGGCGTAGGAGCAGCCCACGTCATCCCATGACCATGCTGCATGTGCTGCTGTGCGGCATAGGCTGGACACTCGCCATCATCGGTTGGGCCATCATCGGCATCGGTGCCTATGTGCTGCGTACCTTCTGGCAGAAGTACACAGCCGAACAACAGGCCATTACCGAGATGAGCCATGCGCTTGATCAAGCGCTATCGGTAGCCAAGGGACAGATGCACACGAAGGACATCAACTGAGTTGGCACAGTTTATGGCGGGGGCCGTCTGAACATTTTCGAGGACACCGCTCCAAACCGCGCGGGTCCTCCGCTCGCGTGGATGTGACTTCAAAGTTTTGGATAAGGGGTAACAGTGGGCGGAATTGGTAGCGGCGGACAGCGTGTCGGAACAGGGAGCAAGCCGAAGTCACGCGCGGACAAGGTGTTAGAAGGCACCGCGAAGCGTGGACAGAAGCCGGCAACGCTGCCCAATGTGGACGAGTTCGATGCACCTGATTGCTTGACTCATGACGAGCGCGCGGTGTGGTTGGATCTGGCGCCCCATGCGTTCCAGGCCAGGACGTTGACGCGCGCCACGGCGTATTCGTTTCAGCTCATGTGCCGAAACATCGTGCTGGAGCGCGCGCTGGCGAGCGAGCCAGAGGAACGCGGGAAGGCGAATCATCGCGGCGTGATCCAGCGGATTGACGCGGAGCTGCTGCGGTTCTCGCTGTCTCCGATTGGGAAGCCGATGGCGTCGGTGGAGCCAGAGAAGAAGGACGAGTGGACGGAGTTTGACGGGGCGGAGACGGTTCAATAGATGAACGCAGTGGACCAGTACGCGCGCGACGTGATCGCGGGCACCGTGCCAGCCGGCAAGTATCACCGGCTGTCGTGTGCGCGGCATGTGAAAGACCGTGCGCGGCAAGGGTCTGCCGGTTTCCCGTGGGTGTTTGACCTCGCACGCGCGGAGCGGTTCTTCCGGTTTGCTGAGAAGCTGAAGCACTACAAAGGCGAGTGGGCCGGTCAGCCGATTCGATTGCAGCCGTATCAGAAGTTTCGCTTGGGCTCGATCTTCGGCTGGGTCCATGCGGAGACAGGGCTGCGGCGGTTCCGGCATTCGTACCACGAGCTGCCGCGCAAGAACGGCAAGTCGCTGGAAGCCGCGACCGTGATGCTGTATCTGACGTTCTTCGATGGCGAGGCCGGCGCGGAGGGTTACACGATTGCCACGAAGCGCGACCAGGCCAAGCTGGTATTCAACGACGCGAAGAAGCTGGTGGAGAAAAGCGGGCTCAAGGAACGGATCGCGGTGCGCGTGGCGAACCTGCACCGGCATGACACGTCATCCAAGCTCGAGCCGCTAGGGGCGGATCACGACTCGACCGATGGCCTCAACCCGTCTGCGATTTGCGGTGACGAACTCCACGCCTACAAGGAACGCGGGCTGATCGATGTCATGGAGACGGCGACGGGCGCGCGGCAGCAGCCGCACTTTCTGAAGATCACCACGGCGGGTGATAACCCGGTGTCTGTCGGGGGCGACGAACACGACTACGCCTGCAAGGTGCTCGACGGGATCCTGGTTGACGAAACGTACTTCGCGTTTATCGCGCACGCGGATCCTGACGACGACTGGCAGTCAATGGAGACGGCGCGGAAGGCCAATCCCAATTATGGGGTGTCGGTTAATCCCGAGGATCTGGCGTCCAAGGTGGTCAAGGCACAGGGGATTCCGTCTGCGGCGGCGACGTATAAGCAGAAGCATCTCAACCTGTGGGTCAACGCGACGGCGCCGTGCTTGTCGGTTGACGGCTGGCGGAAGGGGCAATCCAACCTGACGCTTGAGGCGTTCGTCCATGCGCTGGAGCATGAGCCGTGTTTCGTCGGGATTGATCTGGCGTCAAAGATCGACCTGTGCGCGCTGTCGTTTGTGTTTCCGCCGGCACCGGGCCGAGGGTGGAAGCTGCTGCAGCACGTCTGGACACCTGACGAGACGCTGAAGGATCGCGCGCATCGTGACCGGGCGCCGTATGGCGCATGGGAAGCGCAAGGCTGGCTGACCACGACACCAGGCACGAGCATCAATCATCGGGTGATTCGGGAAACGATCGCGAAGTACCGGACGGTGTTTGACATCGAGCGGATCGGGTTCGACCCGTGGCACGCGGACAAGCTGATTGATGAACTGATCGAAGAGGACGGATTCAGCAAGGAGCAAGTGCTGGACGTGCCGCAGACGTTTGCAGGCATGTCGAGTGCCTGCCTGCATATGCAGGCTGAGATCCTGGGCGGGAACGTGGATGCGCGCGGGTGTCCTGTGACGGCGTGGGCTGTCTCGAATACGGTGGGCCAGCGAGACGGGAAGGACAATCTGATGTTTGTCAAGGGCAAGAGTCGAGGCCGCATCGATCCCATGATTGCGCCGACGATTGCGATGGCGCTGGCGCTACGGATGCCGGTGGAGCGCGAGGCGTCCCTACTGGCGGAGTGGGTCTAATGTCTGAGCGTGAACTGTATCGGATTGGTCCTCCCAAGTCGTCGCGCTGGCAGCGGGCGCTGGCGTCAGTGCGTGCGATCACCTTGGGACCGTATAACGCGAAGGATCCAGCGCTGGCGCGGCTGTTCAGCGGCGGCCCGGTGCGGTCTGGCGTGGCGGTGAATGAAACGACCGCGATGAACTACGCGGCGGTCTGGGCGGCGGTCAATATCGTGTCTGCCAGCGTGTCCTCTGTTCCTCTGGCGTTGTACAAAACGCTCGGTGAGGGCAGGGGCAAGGAAGAGTTCCGCACGCACTCCACCTATCGTCTGATTCACGATCAGCCGAACCCGCAAATGGGCTCGATGATCTTTCGGCGGACGCTGCAGGCGCACGCGATGGTCTGGGGCAACGGCTACGCGGAGATCGTGCGGGACGGGGGGCTGCGTCCGAAGGAACTCTGGCCGCTGAATCCTGCGGCGGTACAGCCGTTTACCGAGGGCGGCCGGCTGCGGTATCGCTGCCACAACGCGAGCGGCGGGGAAGTGGTGATTGAGTCTGCGGACATGTTGCATATCCGCGGGCTGAGCCACAACGGGATCAGTGGGTATCCGACGATCGGCGGCGCGCGGGAGTCGATTGGCCTCGGCATGGCGGCGGAGCAGTTCGGGTCAACCTTCTTCGGCAACGGCTCGACCTTCGGCGGGATCATCAAGTATCCGGCTGGTGTCGCACCGTCTCCGCAGACGCGCAAGGACAACGCGGAGGCATTGGCGCGGGGCCATCAAGGCGTCGACAAGGCGCACAAGCTCCTGGCGATTTACGAGGGCGCAGACTTCCAGGCGCTGGGTGTGCCGCCGAATGCGGCGCAGTTCCTCGAGACGCGGCAGTTTCAGATCGAGGAAGTGTGCCGCTGGTTCAACGTGAACCCGCACAAGCTGCATCACCTGCTGCGCACGTCCTACAACAGCATCGAGCACCTGTCCATTGAGTACGACACGGACACGCTGAACCCCTGGTGGGTGACGTGGGAGCAGGAGCTGCAGAATAAGCTCGTGATGCCGCTGGAGCAGAACATCCAGAAGATCGAGCACAACCGCAAGGGCCGGCTGCAGGCGGATGCGGCCTCGCGCGGGACGTTCTACCAGACGCGGTTCAACGTCGGGTCACTCACGCCGAACGATATTCGCGGGCTGGAGAACGAGAACCCGATCAGCGGTGGCGAGCAGGCGTTTGTGATGACCAACCTGATCCCGCTGGAGCTGGCGCGGGATTACTGGCAGGCGCAGATCGACAAGATGGGCGCGGATGCCGAGGCCGCGCGGCGTCCACCGCCGGCTCCTGTGGCACCGAAGCCAGAGGCGGATGCCGAGGAAGAAGTCAAGGCGCTGCGGGAGCAGGTAGAGCTCGCGCGCAAGATGACGCAGTTGGCCGAGGACAAAGCCGACATGGCGCTGGCGGATCTGGCGTCTGTGCGGGCTACGACTGCCGAGGCGGTGGCGCTGGCGCAGGCTGAGACGGCGCGCACGGTGGGAGAGTTGGAGCTAACGGCGCGTACGCTCGTGGCTGCTGAGCAAGTCATTAACCATCGGGAAGAATCTCGGCGCGTTGCGTGTGAGCAGCGTGACGCGGCCGTGAACGACCTAGATGCGACGGCGTGGGCGCTCGAGGATGTGACGGTGCGTGCAGTCCGCGCAGAGCAGGCAGCGCTGGACCTGCGGGCGTCAGCGGACGCTATTGATCTGGCGCGGGTTGCGGCGTTGTGTGAGCGTGACGAGACGAAGGATCTGGCGGCAGAAGCTGTGCGGTTACGGGATGACGCCAACCGGGAAGCGGTGACGCTCGCGGCCGACTTGGAAGCAGTCAGGGCGCAGTATGCCGAACTCGACGCCATGAACAAGGGCGCGACGGCCCTGGCTGACAAGTATCTGGCCGAGAGCGTGGCGGCGCTGGCTGAGTCTGAAACACTCAAGACAGACTTGGCGCGGGCGCGGGCGGACATTGCCACCGAAGTGGACAAGCAGCGGGCGCAGAAGGCGTCTCTGCTCGCGGCCATGCGGAGCTTGTTTGTCGATGCCTCAGACCGCGTGATGCAGCGCGAGATGGACCGAGCCAGGAAGCACCAGGCCACACCAGAGAAGCTGCGAGCCTGGGTGGAGCAGTTCTATCCGCTCCATGCGGAAACCTGCCGGCAGGCATTCCGGCCGCTGGTGGGGCCGTGGACAGCCTTGACAGGCGGGGCGCCTGGGGCACTGCTGGAGCGGCTGGTGGCGGAGCATGTCGAGACGTCCACGACGGCGCTGCGGCTGGTGGCCGAGGCCGAAGATGGCGACCAGATGGCGGCAGACCTGGAGCGGACGCTGCGGCGCTGGGAGCAGGAGCGCGGGGACGCGATGGCGGATGCGCTGATGCGTGAAGGGATGGCGCATGGCTGAGACAGAAATAGACAAGCGTGAGCGGAACAATGCCGCCGCCGCTCGGTGGCGTGCGAAGAACCCGCGAACGCCTGAACAGCGTACCGCCATGTTGGCTTATCAAAAAGAATGGCGAAACAAGAACCGTGAGCGGCTTTCAGTGGACGCCAAGGCATACCACGCCGAAAACAAGGACAAATGGCGCAGGTATAGGGACGCCGACCCGGAGGGCTACCGACGGAGAAAAGCAGAGAACGCAAGGCGTTACCGCCAGAGCAATCCTGACAAGGTGAGCGAAGCCAAACGGCTGTACTACGAGAAGAATAAAGAACACGTCCACGCGAAGGCGGCTGAGTGGAGACGCAACAATCCAGAACGGCGAAAGGCCATAGCGATCCAATGGAATCGCAGGAATCCAGAAGCCAGGAAGGACGCACAGCTCAGATGCGTCTACGGTATCGGCCTTGATGATTACAGGCGAATGGTCGACGCGCAAGAAGGTAAGTGCCTGATTTGCGCAAGGCGCAAGAAGCTCGTGGTTGACCATTGCCACGAGACAGGCACCGTGCGAGGACTACTGTGCTTTGGTTGCAACGGGGCTATAGGCAAATTGGGTGATACAGCTACGACTGTGGCGCGTGCTGTAGCCTACCTAGCATCTGTCGAACAGCGGAAGGTGGTGGCTTGTGCGTGAATCATCGATGGAATTGGAACGTAGATCGTGGGCAGAGTGTCGGGCAGAGGCGTCTGACAATGGCCGCAAAATACGCGGCTACGCGATCAGGTTTCATTCTTTAAGCACCGACCTTGGCGGATTCCGCGAGATTATCGCGCCCGAGGCCGTGGATCGGACGCTGAACGAAGCAGCCGACGTGCGCGCGCTCGTGGATCACGACTCCGCCAAGGTCATCGGCAGAACACGGGCAGGGACACTGCGGCTCAGGAAAGACAGCAAGGGGCTGGCGATTGAGATCGAGCCCGATGACGAGATCAGCTACGCGCGTGACGTGATGCGGGCCGTGGCGCGCGGTGATATCTCTGGCATGTCGTTTGGGTTCCGCGCGCTCGAGGATTCCTGGGACCACGACGGTAAGGTGCCGGTCAGGACGGTCCACGACATGAAGATCAGCGAAGTTTCGATCGTGTCGTTTCCGGCGTATCAGGCGACAGATGTACAGGTCGCGCAGCGGTCCCTGCGGTCGTTTCGGGAGCAGCGGCAGGGCAACCGGATCGCCTGGCTCGAGAAGGTTCAGCGGGTCAGGAAGCGCGCATCGTAAAGCACTTGACACAGCAAAGCGATTTGGGCTAGCATTTACTTTAACTAACACAGCGAGTCCACTGGTCGGCCGTGGCGGCGTTCACGGCTGACAGCGGACGTTAAACGATAGACCCTCCCCGGCGGCGTTCGGGGGCGCTATCCACAACGCGAACACCTTTTACTTGTGTTCGTGCGTGGGTAAACGCGCACCCGATGCCATGTGTCATCTGCCGTTCCTCGCACGACGAGGACACGGACGATGACCAAAGAAGAACTCCTTCAGAAGAAAAGCGAGCTTATCCAGGCCAACGACGCCATTCTGGCGAAGGCCAAGGACGAGGGCCGCTACGACCTCCAGGGCGACGAAAACAAGCGCTTCGACGACAACGACACCGAACTCGAGAAGGTCAACAGCTTCCTGTCGAAGCTGTCCAAGCAGGAAAGCTACGCCGAGACGACCGGCCGCCGCACCGAGCCTGAGCCTGTCGTGACCCGCGGTCGCGTGACCGACACGGGCCGCAAGGTCAGCGAGGAAGACCTCAACTACGCCCTGGCCGGCTGGGCGCTTCCCGCCAGCAAGCGCAGCGAGCAGATGGTGCAGTCCGCGCAGCGCGCCGGCTACGACCTGAACGCGAAAGAGATCAACTTCCGTCTGCCGAAGTTCGCCATGCGGTCGCTGGCGAAGGACGACGTGCAGGAGTGGGAGCGCCGCACGGCGCAGGGCACCACGTCCGGCGCGGTCGGTCAGTACCTCGTTCCGAACGAAGCCATGCGGGCGCTCGAGGTGTCCATGCTGGCCTTCGGTGGAATGCGGTCGGTTGCGACCGTCATCCGCACGGAGACGGGCGCGGATCTCCCGATTCCGACCGTGAATGACACGGGCACCACGGGCGAGATCATCACCGAGAACAACGTCGCCAACGAGGGCGGCGTGACGTTCGCGCAGACCGTCCTCCAGTCGTTCCTCTACAGCTCGAAGTACATCCTGGTGAGCCAGCAGCTCCTGCAGGATTCCGCGTTCAACGTGGGCGAGCTGCTGGGCCGGCTCATGGGCGAGCGCATCGCGCGTATCACCAACTCGCACTTCACCACGGGCACCGGATCGGGCACGCCCCGCGGCGTGGTTGCGGCGGCGGGTGACTCGACGGTCACGGCGGCGTCGGCAACCCTGTTCACCTATGACGAGATCCTGGATCTTGTGCATTCGGTGGATCCGGCGTATCGCGAGAACGGCCGGGCGCGCTTCATGCTGTCGGACACCTGCCTCAAGAACATCAAGAAGATCAAGGTGTTGCAGTACTCGGGCGACGTTACGGGCACGCCGCTCTGGCAGCCGTCGATGCAGCTCGGCTCGCCGGACACCATCCTGGGCTTCCCCTACTCGATCAACCAGGCGGTGGCGGTTCCGGCGTCAGGCGCCAAGTCGATCATCTTCGGGGATCTCTCGAAGTACATGATTCGCGACGTGCGCGACGTCGTGATTCAGCGGCTGGACGAGCGGTTCGCGGAATACCACCAGGTTGCGTTCCTGGCGTTCTCTCGGCACGACGGCGACCTGCTTGACGCGGGTACCGATCCCGTCAAGTGGGCCGACCACACGTAAACCACTGACTGACGCAGGGGGGCACCGTGTCCCCCTGTTTCATCCATTCAACATACAGGAGAACAGCAGTGGCACATCTGAGCGAAGTGGGGGCCGTCACCATCGCGATATCGACGGCGAATGGCGCAACGGGCACGACAGACATCGAGGGCGTATCGCTGGACACGGCGGGCTACAGCGACATGACCTGCATCGTGGCAATGGGTCCGATCACGGCCGGCGCCGTGACGACCGTCAAGCTGCAGGGTTCGGCCGATTCGGCCGGCAGTCCTGACGACTGGACGGATCTGACAGGCACGAGTCAGACGGTGGGCGACGGCGACGACAACGAGGTATTTCTCCTGAGCTGTCATCGTCCGGCCAAGCGGTATATCCGGCTCTACGTGGATCGCGCGACACAGGCGGCCACGGTGGGATCGGCCGTCTACGTTCAGACGGGCGCGCGGCGGCGTCCCGTGACGCACGGCACCGGCGTCAACGCGGCCGAGGAATTTGCGTCCCCGGCAGAAGGCACGGCTTAGTTGACCATCCGATTTCTCCAGACGGTTCCGTCTGGGAATCCGGAGTTTCCCTTTCTGGCGGGGCAGACCATACGTGTGGCTGCTCCGTCAGAACTTTTTCTGTCGTTTGTCGATGGGATCCGCGCGGTCGCGATTCCAGAAGATTCCGAAGAGCGCGCCGTGGAGGCTCCTGCTGAAAGACCAGAGCCAACGCGGTCAAAGACCCGGAGGCGCCGTCGTGTGGCCTGACATCGCCTGCAACTGGACGCGGACGGTTGATCCGGCGCAGGAGCCGATCGACATCGCGGACGCGAAGGCGCAGGCCCGGATCACGGATGACGCCAGCGATGGGCTGATTGACGGCTATATCGTCGCGGCTCGGCAGGCGTGCGAGGACTACATGGGGCGGGCGCTGTTCACGTCGACGTGGCGGCTCGTCCTCGAGGACTTCGCCAATGTGATCCCGCTGCCGATGGCGTCTCCGCTGCAGAACGATAGCCAGGCTGACCCGTCGACGGCGGTGGTGATCCAGTACTACGACACGGACGGCACGCAGCAGACGCTGGCGACCACGGTCTATGACGTGGACACCGCGAGCCGGCCGGGGCGTGTGGTGTTGAAGCCGAATCAGACCTGGCCGTCTGTGCAGTCCTCGCGGCTACATGGGCGCGTGACGATTACCTATGTTGCGGGCTGGGATGACGTTGCGGATATTCCCCAACTGATCAAGCAGGGCCTGTTGATGTACGTCACCTATCTCGATCTGGACCGGGACGGGATGGAAGCGGGCGCGAATGCGGCGCGGATCGCGGCGGAGCGCTGCTGGTCGGATCGGATCACCTGGACGCCTCCGAGATTCTGCTGATGCGACCGGGACGCCATACGAAATACGTGACGCTTTCCCGTTCTCCAGAAACGTCCGGCGACACCGATGGATATTTTGAGCCGCTGAGTCCTGAAGGCTGGTGGTGCTCGATGTCTCCGCTGGAGCCTGGCTTGACGGATGACACGCGGTCGACGGCGTTCCGGGTGACTGGTCGGTATCACAGCGGGATCACGGTGGACACGCGGATCACCTACGGCACGCGCGAGTTGTTTGTCAAGGGTGTCCAGAACGTGGACGAGGCCAACCGCGAGATGACGCTGTATTGCGAGGAAACGACCGCGTGAGCACCAAGCTCGATCTGGGGCTGGCGGAGTTTCGCGCGGCGTTGCGGGCATTGCCAGAGGAATTGACCGGCGAAGGTGGCGCGATTGTCGAGTCCAACGCGCAGGAAGCGGGCCGGCGCACGGAGCAGGGCTATCCGCAGGGGCCGACCGGGCGGTTGCGTCGAGGCGTGAAGGTGGAGCAGGAGCACGCGGGGCGGTTCGGCGTGTCCATGCGCGTGCGGAGTCGGGCACCGCATAGCCACATCTTCGAGCGCGGGACGCGGGCGCGGCGAACGGCGAACGGCGCCAACCGCGGCACGATGCCGGCGGCTGACGAGTCACAGCGGATGATCCCGATCGTGGTGCGGCGCCGAAAAATCATGATCGAGGCCCTGAAGAACCTCGTGCGGCGTGCTGGGTTTCAGGTGCAGTGATGCCGTTCCTGTCCATCTACACACCGACGTTTCGACGGCCGCAGCGGCTGGCGCGGTGTCTGGCATCTGTCCAGCGGCAGACGGCGGTGGCGGAGATCGAGCAGTTCGTGGCGGTGGACCACGTTGGGGTCGGTGTGCCGGGCATGTATGCGGCCGTTCCGGCGTATGCGCCAGCGCTGCACGGGGACTATGTGACGTTCCTCTGCGATGACGACTTGTTAGCCAGCTCTGATGTGGTGGCGCGGGTCAAGGCGTTCGCGGCCGAGCAGGGGATGCCGCCGCTGATTCTGGTCGCGACCAGGAAAGGCGCTGCCACCTATCCCATTGGCCGCGTGTGGCCTCCGGTCGAGTGCGAGATTGACCTGAACTGCGCGATTGTGCGGCGGGACATCTGGCAGCAATACGCCTGGGCGTACAGCGCGAAGGGTCGGTACGAGGGGGATTTCGATTTCCTCGAGGCGCTGCACAAAGGCGGGATCCCGGCGGTCTGGTGTCCGCTGCTGTTCTCGGTGGGGGATGTCTCGCGCGGGGTCGCAGACGAACTGCCCACGGCAATGGACTGCGGGGCAGACATTCCTGGCGGCGGTGCGGCGTGACGTTTATCGATCCACGCGCCAAGACGTTGCGCCACATAGACCGGCTGGCTGGCTGGGATCGCGGCGAGACGCCTGCGCCTGTGACGGTCGAGTGGGATTTGTCCAACCGTTGCAGCCTTGGGTGCCAGTCGTGCCACTTCGCGCATACGCATACGCGCGGGCCGTGGGTGCAGAAGTCTCGCGCGCTACCGATGGCGTTTGACGGCACGGGCGACCTGGCTGACATGGAACTGGTCAAGCGCACGCTGGCCGAGATGGCGGAGTCCGGTGTCCGCGGCATCGTGTGGAGTGGTGGCGGTGAGCCCACGCTGCATCCGGAGTGGCGGACGGCGGTGCAGTTGGCTCGCATGGTTGGGCTCGAGCAGGGCATGTATACGCTCGGCGGCCATCTAGCCGAACTGGAAGCGAAGGTACTTCGGGAAGCGGCGGCGTGGGTGGTCGTGTCCCTCGACGCAGCGAATGCTGACGACTACGCCCGCGAGAAGAGCGTGCTGGCCAATCGTTTCGGGGCAGCGTGCAGCGGCATCGTGCGGCTGACGGGTGGAGCGGCGGCGATCGGCGTGTCCTTTCTGCTCCACAGCAAGAATTGGACGAAGGCCGAGGACATGCTGGCGCTATCGCGTGGCCTCGGCGCGACCTATGCCACCTTCCGGCCGGCCATTGAGTTCTCGGCTGACGCACCGTCACGCGCTACGGGGGATCGTTCGTGGATACCAGCGGCGCGGCCGATGCTCGAGGCGCTGGCGCGTGAGTCGGACGTGGAGATTGATCCGGCGCGGTTCCAGCAGTATGCCGACTGGCATGGCCACGGGTACACAGCCTGCCGAGGCCCACGGCTGAACACCACGATTACACCGGATGGGCGCGTGTGGCTCTGCCCGCAGCGCCGAGGTGTGGCCGGATCGTGTCTGGGGGATCTGCGAACCGAATCGTTCGGGGCCATCTGGGCGCGGCATCCCGGCCACTACACCGTCGATGACGGGTGCCGCGTGATGTGCCGGCTGCATCCAGTCAACGAGACATTGCACGCACTGTCGCAGCCGCGTGCGCACGAGGCGTTCGTATGACCCGCCCGCTGCGCATTCTACTGGTTCACCCTGGGGCGTCGTGGTCGACGGCCGATGTCTACGAAGGGCTGCTGTATGGCCTAAGACAGCATGACGCGTGGGTGGAACCGTATCGGCTGGACACGCGCATCGAGGCATCTGGCGGGGCGCTCCATTGGCTGTGGCGCACGAAGAAGAAGACGCAGCCGGATCTCCCCAAGCCGCACATTGCCGACATCTTGTATCACGCGGGCGTCGGTGTGCTCGAGATGGCGCTGCGGTTACAGGTGGACGTGGTGCTGATTGTTTCGGGGATGCTCCAGCATCCCGACACGATCGCCATGCTGAAGCGGGCCGGCGTCAAGGTGGTTGTGCTGTTCACCGAGACACCGTACGACGAGGACAAAGAGCTGGGCATGGCGGCCACCGTCGACGGCTGCTGGACGAACGAGCGGTCATCCCTCGCCAAGTTTCGCGCAGTGAATCCGCAGAGCGGGTACCTGCCACACGGCTGGCATCCTGGCAAGCATTTCGTGGCGGCTCGAGAACTGCCAGGCGATCTGCCACGCCACGATGTCGTGTTTGTCGGGTCAGGGTTTACGGAGCGCGTGGACTGGTTCAACAGCATTGACTGGACCGGGATCGACCTCGGGCTGTATGGCTCGTGGAAGGGCCTCGGGCTAAACAAGAAGCTGAAGAAGTGCGTAAGGGCCGAGAACATTGACAACGCGATGGCGGCGTCTCTGTATCGGCGCGCGAAGATCGGCCTGAATCTCTACCGCACCAAGATGGGCTGGGGACAGACGCGGCAGCACGTCTACGGGGCCGAGTCCTTGAGTCCTCGCGCCTATGAACTCGCGGCGTGCGGCGTGTTTCACCTTTCGGCATACCGGGCGGAAGTTTCGGAAGTGTTTGGCGATCTTGTGCCGACATTTTCGACACCGACCGAGGCGGCGGCGTTGATCCGGCTCTGGCTGAACGATCCAGAGGGGCGGGCGCGTGTGTCTGCGCAGTTACCGGCCTGTGTGGCCGAGTGTTCGTGGGAGCAGCGCGCGGCAACGGTGCTGGCGGATCTCTCGCGGCTGTTACATGTAGCCGCAGCCTAGCGGCAGGAGTCAAGCATGGCAGTGTATGCAGCGCGTAAAGGCGTGGTCTACATGTCCTCGACGGGATCGGGTGCGGCGACGTCCGTCCTGAACCTGAATCAGTGGACGCTCAACAAGGCCACCGACAAGATCGAAACCACGTCCTTCGGGGACGCCAATAAGACGTACGTGCAGGGCCTGGCGGACGTGCAGGGCACGCTCTCCGGCTTCTGGAACGACCTGGAAACCAAGCCCTTCGCGGCGGCGTCTTCGTCTGACGGGTGCAAGCTCTACCTGTATCCGTCGTCGGACAAGACGGGCTCGTACCACTACGGCCCCGCGTGGCTCGATGCGTCGATGGACGTGTCGGTATCTGGCGCGGTCACGGTCAGCATGAACTTCGCGGCCAACGGTTCATGGGGCAGTGTTGCCATCTAGTGAGGACTGAATGGGGTTGATGACGCTTCGCGGTCCCTCTGGGGAGATTGCCTGGGGGTACCGCGGGGCTGCGGTCTTGGGACCGTGGACGATGACGACCACGGACGGCGGGCAGACCGTCCAGCTCACGGCAGATGTCGTGTGTCACGATACGTGCGCGGTGTCGCAGTCACCGCTCACGTTTATCTGCCGGCGGCCAGAGCGCGAACCGTGGCGCTGGCCGGTGCAATCGCTGCAGATCGCGGGCACGACGCTGACGGCAGTGCTCGGCCCGCAGGAGTAGGTTCCGCCAATGGCGAGATGTCCGATTGTGGCCCCGCAGGTCACGCGCGTGACGTTGCGGGATGGGGAGTTTCTGGATCTGAAGGCGGAGCTGAACGCGGGCGAGTACCGCGAGATGCTGGCAGCGAACTTCAGCGAGCACTATGCCGGCGAGAAGCCGCGCGTGGACCTGTCGACGTTCGGGATCACGGTGGTGCTCGCGTATGTCGTGGGCTGGTCGTTCGTGGACATGAAGGATCAGCCGCTGGCGTTCTCGAAAAGCGCGCTCCTGATGCTGGACCAGGACACGTTCTCCGAGATTCGCGAAGCGTGCGAGGCGCACCACGAGGCGAGCGAGAAGGCGGCGGCCGAAAGAAAAAACGCCCGAACTGGCGCGAGCACCTACAGCAAGACCTAGAGCTCTGTCGCCACATGCGATGGACGCTCGGTGAGGTGCGGAGTCTCACGCCAGATGAATATGCCGTGTTGTTGGACGAGGTGATCGCAAAGCGAATCTAATGGCTATCACTGCAAAGTTCCAAGCCGACTTCTCATCCTTCTATACCGCTGTCCAAAAGGCCGAAGCGGGCCTGAAGGATATGGACACGGGCGCGGCCAAGGTGACAAGCAGCCTCAACCGTATGATCGCGGAGTTCAGCGGTCAGACGATTGTCAAGCAGGCCACGCTCGCGACCGAGGCAGTCGCGCGGCTCGAGGGCGGCATCGCGTCCTTGACTGACAAGGAACTGCGGAAGCTCGGCGCGCAGGCAGACGAAGCCATCCAGAAGTTAACCCGGCTCGGCAAGGACATTCCGCCAGGAATGCAAGCGATTGCCGATGCGGCCCACAAGATTAAGCAGCCGATCGACAACGCGCAGACGTCCTCTGCGAACCTTCTGGCGTCGTTCAAGTCGATTGCTGGCGCGCTGGGTGTGGCGTTCTCGGTGCAAGCCATTACCGGGTTCGTCGGGCGGGTGTTCACCGCGGCAAGCGCCGTCAAGGACATGTCCGACAAGCTGGGCATCTCCATCGAGGCCACGCAGCGGTTCAGGTTTGCGGCTGAGCAGACCGGATCGACGCTGGAAAACGTCGGCACGGCGATTGGGTTCATGAATAAGACGCTGGCCGCTGGCGGTGGAGGAACCGCGCAAGTGCTCCGCGATGTCGGCCTGCAGTTTGAAGACATCCGCAAAATGCGGCCAGAGGATGCGTTCTTATCGATCGCGGATGCCATCAAGGCTATTCCGGATCCGATGGAGCAGGCGCGCATCCAAACGGAACTGTTTGGCCGTGGCGCGGCTGATCTCCTGCCAGGCATCAAGGAAGGCTTCCGAGAGATCGGCGCGGGCGCGGCGGTCATGGCTGACGATACCGTGAAGGAACTGGAAAAGGCGCAAGACGCCTGGGCCGGCTTCTTCGACTGGCTGACCGTCAAGAGCGCCGGATTTTTGGTGGTGGCGCAGAAAGCGGGAGCCGAAGCGGTCAAGGCGCTCAGCTCGAGCGCGGCCAATCCGTCAGGCGGCAGTGGCGGCGACGTGTCGTCGGACTTCGCGCGACGGGCGAAAGAGTCTGCGCTGCAAGACAGCATGGATGCCATTGCTCGCGCGGGCGGGAACGTAGCCAAGTCATGGGGCCAGGCCAATGCCACGCTCGGCATCACGATCCAGTCGCTGGAGGACTTGAAGGCCGAAGAGGAAGCGATCATGAAAGCGATCGCTCGCGGCGATGAGGCGCGCAAGTCAAGCGCAGAAGCGGAAAAGGCGCGCATCGCAGCCCTTCGCGATTTCCTCGCGTGGAGCAAGAAGAACGCGGATGTCATCGAGGACATCAACCTCAAGATGCACGTACTGGTCAATGACCGGCTGGCCGCGCTTGGGACCAGGGGCCAGACCATTCTCAGGCTGACCGCTGACGAAGCGGTGCGGATGGGCCTCGCCATCTCTGGCAACATGCCTGTTGTCACCGGCCTTGGCAACGAGTTTGAACGTATTGGCACCAAGGTTGTCTCCACGGTGCCAACGCTGAAGACGTTCAAGCTGGAGCTGAGCGACCTGTCAAAGTCTCTCGCCAACCTCGCGACTGTCTCGGGCGGGTCGTTCGGGACCATCGCTAGCGGGTTCGCCAGTCTTATCAATGCGGCGGACGCGGCGGACAAGTCGATCCAGCACATGAAGGACGGCTTTAAGGCTGGCTTCAGCAAGGACGGCATCCTGGGCATGTCGACTGGCATCATGGGCGTTGTCACGGCCGCGGCGACGGCCATCAATGCCATTAAGGAACTATGGAGCGTGTTCGACCGCAACAAAGGCCGGGATGCCGTCGAGGACTTCGCCAAGAGTTTCGGCGGATTCGATCAGCTCCACAACGAGCTGCTGAAGCTCGATGATGCCGGCGAGGCCCTGTGGGTCAAGCTGACGCAAGGCGTGGGCCGGAACAACCCGGAGCAGGCAGCGCGCGTGATTGCCGAGATCGAAGCGGCGCTGGCGAAGCAGGCAGCAGCGCAAGAGAACGTCACTGGCGCCACAGAGGAACAGGCGCAGGCCACGATTGAAACCGCCACGCAAGCCGCGAAAGCGCTGGACGAGCTGGGGCCACGGCTGAAGGAAAGCGAAGGCCAGTGGAAAAGCTGGGGCCAGGTGGTCACGGAGCAGATCCAGGCGATCGCCAATGCGGTCAGGGCGCTGCCGCTGCCGGCGATGCCGGCGATGGGTGGCAGCAGTTCTAGCGGCAGCGGGGCGGCAGGCATCAGCGGCGGCGCGGTTGTTGTCAAGAGCAATCTGATCCTGGATGGGCGTGTTGCGGCCACGGCTGTCGCAGAAGAGGCGCTGGGCTGGTAGATGGCCGTTACTATCACCATCAACGGCACCGACCGTAGCAGCTACGTGAACATCGCGGGGCTGCGGTTCAACATGGGGTACCGCTCGACCTGGACCGCTGATTTCGACTGCGCCGATTCAGACTCGACATCGAGTGCGTTCAGGCCATCCCTCAATCAAACCGTCGTCATTGCAGACGGAGCCACGACGGTCTTCCGCGGCTGGATCTTCGGGCTGAGAGACGAGCCTGTCGCACCGCCAGCGAAGGGCACGCTGGTCCGCGTGACGTGTCGCGACTATGGCGCGCTGCTGGATGCGGTGATCGTGGACAAGGTGTATGGCTCCGATCCTGTCGGGATCGCCAACAGTTCAGTCGCGAACCCGACCAGCATTACCACAGTCCAACCGCATGGCCTCACGACGGGCGATCGCGTGGTCATTGCGGATCATGTGGGTAGTACTGCAGGCGTGAACGGCACGCACGCGGTCACGGTCACGAGCCACAGCACGTTCACGGTCGCGATCAACAACACCACGTCAGGCGGCGGCGGCACGGTGCGGACGATTATCGCGGCCGATCTGGTCGTGGCCGATCTGCACTCTACCTATCTGAACTCGCGCGGCGTATCTCTCGACACGCTCTCGACGGGCGCGGACCTCGAGAAGCAAGTTTATCAAGGCGTGACCCTGCGCAGCGTGTTCGACCATCTCGCAACGATCACGGGATGGGTGCTCCGGATTACCCCCGATCCAGAGCTGCAGTTCTTCGAGGTAGGCGACAAGGCTGCGTCCTACAGCCTGACCGCGGCCAATGACCTGAACGTGGGCGCGGTGACGTGGGAGCACCAGCGGCAGCGGTTCGTCAACGACGTCGTGCTGCGGTATGGGTCTGATGCTGTTGTACCAAAGCAGCAGACCATCACGCTGGACGGCTCGACCAATGCCTGGGTCTTGGACTATACGCCCGTGCTGTCGGTGGACAAGTTCATCGTCTCGGCGGGGTACGTCAACGAGAACGCCAGCACTAACTATCCGCTCGCGCCACTGGTGGATATCGTGTCCTCGTCGGTCGCGAACCCGACAACGATCACCTGCCTGTATCCGCATGGCCTGGACGAGACGACCACGCACACGATCATCATCCAGTCGCACACCGGGTCCACGCCATCGCTCAGCGGCGGCTACACGGCAACGGTCACGGGCAAGTACACCTTTACCATCCCGGTCAATGTGACCGTGGCCGGCTCGGGCGGGCAGATGTATCCGTCTGGGTTTACCTGGCTGTACTACGTCACGAGCAATGCTCTCTTCAGGGTCGGCGCTGGCACGTCTGAGCAGATCGCCCTGCTGGACTACAGCGCGCAGTTTCCGCAGACGGTCACGGCAGAGGACAGCGCATCCATCGCCTCGGTGGGTCGCTGGACCGGACAGTATGAGGCGCCAGAGATTCAAGACGTGCGCGCGGCCACACAGGTCGCAGACGGGATCCTGCGCCGAGAACTGGACACGCCAAAGTCGGTTGTGACGTCCACGCGGCAAGGGTTCGTGATGCCGGGCGATGTCATCACGCTGACCTTTACCGACCGCACCGTGAGCGGGTCGTTCCTGATCCAGTCGGTCAACGTGACGGCGGACGGGGACAAGACGCTGCGCTATCAGATCCAAGGCGTGGACGGGGAAGAGTTCAAGGATACCGCCCTGGACTTGACACGGGATGCGCTGAACGGCGGCGGCTTGCGAGCAGCCGGCGGGACCATCACGGGGACGATTGTTCCGTCTGCGGCGGGCATGTCGACGGCGAATGTCGTGGCGCAGTCTGGCAGCAGCACGGCACAAGTCGAGATGGGCGCGGTGAGTTTTGGCGCGAGCACGTCCCTGGTCACGGGGCTCAAGTTTACGAACGGCGACAACGAGTGGCTGATGGGCGCGCGGCCGGCGCAGTCGCCTGGATCGGCCGGGTATGAGTTCCTGTGGATGGTGCGCAACCTGTCCACGCTCTATCCGGCGCTCAGGTTTGTGCAGGACGGTACCAACCTGATCATAGCGCTGAATGCGACGTTCACCGGGACCGTGCGCGGCGTGCAGTTAGGTGAGAACGCCAGCGGCAAGCGGTTCGATTCGATCCATGCGCTGGAGTACTACAACAGCGGCGGCGCCGCGATGGGCCACTGGACGTATCAGGCATTTTCTGCCGGAGACTTCACCGCCAGCAGCGGGTCGTGGACGGTAGATTCCATCGACGTGACGCACCTGAGTTACACGGTCGTGGGCAGGACCATGACCGTGATCTTTTTCATTCAGAACACGGACGTCAGCGCCACGCCTACGGATCTCCGCATCACGATACCGGGCGGGTATACGGCCGCGTGCAACACGCGCAACTGCATTTCGACGGTCGATGCCGGCGGGACGCCACAGTTTGGCATGGTGCTCTCGGTGGCGTCAGACACGAAGTTATACCTGTATCGGGACGCCACTGGCACCACTACCTGGTCAAGCACGTCTGGTGATAACACCACCGTGGTCGGGCAGATCACGTTTGAAGTTGTGTAGGGGCAGCGATGACGATTGAGCCTGGATTGGCGTTTGCGATTGCGGGATCGGCTGTCGTGGGAGTGGTCTGGTTAGTACGCCTGGAAGGCCGCATCGACAAGGCCGAGCAACGCGCGCTGGATCATGCGGCGGACATCTCCGAGATCAAGGACGACATGCGGTATGTGCGCGAACGGATTGACCGCGCGGTGAACGGAAAGCACTAGTGGCGCTGAACTATCCCATTGCAGCCGCGGTGAAGGATATGACCCTCACGGTTAATGTGACGGGTGTTCGTGCGTGGAAGATTCGTGTCTGGGCAGGGATGCTGCTAATCAAGTTGGCTGCTCGCGTCATCGGCTGCGGATTCAGGGTCGAGAAATGACGAGCACTCCGTACCGTCGCGAGATTCAGGGCGCGGCCCATGAGCATGGGCTGGATCCGAATCTGGTGGAAGCCGTGGTGATCTGCGAATCGGCTGGACGCACGGATGCGTTCAGGTTTGAGCCAGCCTTCTACGCGCGGTATCTGCAGGATCGGCCCGAGTGGCAGAAGCAGAACCCGCGGCGAGTGGCGAGCAGCTACGGGCTGATGCAAGTGATGTATACGACGGCGGTCGACAACGGGTTTACCTACGACGCGCCCGAGTATCTGTTTATCCCAACGGTAGGTTTAGACATGGGCTGCGCCATTCTCGCGGACCTGATGGAGTGGTCGGACGGGGATGTGTTGAAAGCGCTCGCGGCGTACAACGGCGGTAAGGGCGGCTGGACTGGCGGCGATCCGCAGACGTACTCGAAGAAGGTCAACCGCGTGCTGGAGGCCATCCAGAAAGCGCGGGCGGCATGATTCGGCTCATTGCGTTGTTCTGCGTAGTGGTTACGTTGTCCTGCGCCAAGCCACAGCAGGCGCCGCACACGCCGACGACGTGGAATGTGCCCATGTTGTACAGGCAATGCCGCGTGACATCCACGGTGCGCTGGAGCGGGGGCTGGACGGTGACGCTCTACTGTCCCGAGGGGATGCAGATGGCGGGGCTGATGCGATGACTCACACGGCCACGTTAATTCACACGGCCATGAGATGGCAGATGGCCGGTTCCCAACAGCGCCGCGTGACCGATTTGAACGGAGACACGCCACCACAGAGCCATGTGAGCGCCTTGCGGTTGGTTCCGCAGCGGCCACCCGCCACAGCGATTCTACCATGCTGAGACATGAGGTGCTCGGCGCCATCGGGGCAGACTGCCGGGTCGGCGGGGCATGGGTTGCCACGACATGGACCGCAGTCCATACGCAGGCTGGAGTACTGCCGCTGCCAGACGAGGCGCTGCTGTACCCACGGCTGGACGTGCGCATTGCTGCACAGGGCCAGCGGTCCGGCATCGCGTGGGAGTGGGACGGCGTGCAGTGGCGCAACAGGGGTGCCACGTTTGGCGTCAATCCAGTCATCTATACGCGCGATGGGCAACTGCATCTGGCGAAGATGGAAGACGGCTCGCAGGGGTTCCGCTACGTCGATGAACTCGGCCAGATTGTGACCGGCGATGAGTCGATCAACAGCAGCACACCGCTGGCGCAGGCGCTGGGCCTGACGGGCTTCTGGGAGTTTACGCACCTGGGCGGCGTGACCATCGGCCAAGGCGAGGCCGCGTGCATCGTGCAAGTCGGCAGCGGCCCGCACAGGGTGTTAGAGCCTGGCGGTTGCTTCGACATTCGCTTTACCAGGCAGGGCGACCAGTTCGCCGTCGCCATGATCAAGCGGTCTGAGAACCGCGCGCTATTCATCTGGGGCGACGTGTCCGAGCTGGACGCGCTGCCGCTAGAGACGCCCATTCCACAACCTGACCCTGACCCAAAGCCGGACCCAAAACCTATGCCTGACGTACCGCAGAGTGAACAAGACCGCGCGCAAGCCATGCTGGCTCAGGTGCGTGCCGAGACTGGCTTCGGCCCGAACATGCCGCCGCTGCCCTACATCCGCACCGTCGCGCAAAAGCTCGGTGGCGAATGGGGCCTGAATGGCAAGCGCGGGAACCCAAACGACATCAGCGGGGACGTGCTGGCGTATCGCTTTGTTGGCGAGCAGCCGCAGCTCTATGACGCGCTGCAAGACGGCGGTGGGGCCAATAACCCGGCCTGGCAGCCGCTGGAGTATCCGCAGACCGCTGGCGCCGTCTGGCTGGCACCGGGAGACGCACCCAAGCCCGACCCTGACCCCAAGCCAGAGCCAGACATCGAGAAGCGCCTGACTGCGCTAGAG